AATTTTACCTACAGGTTTTCCCCCATAGTCTATCACAATAGAGTTCTCTTTATTAAGTCCAATCTTTAATTCAAACAATAGTCCTGTGTGTTTTGATATATTATTTTTTTCCATCAGAGACTCCATGATTTTGCTTCTTCACAAAATCTGCACCTATACTAGGATCTAATTGATTTAATGTTGCAAGCATATTCATTAACTTTACTACTTCAGCATATGGTCTGCTCATTAAGTACTTCATAATATCTGTAAGTTGTACAGAATTTATTAAGTAAGTTCTAGGGTTTGTTGGTGTTTGTTTCTCCTTTGAGTTATTAGCCATCTTTCTTTCTCCTTTTATTGTTGACCTTTAAATTGATAATACTTGTCCTCTATTAAATCTTCACTAGTTAAATACGGATTTGCATTACTTGTTTTATCATAGATTTCTTTTAAATCTCTGATAGTTTGATTGAGAGTTCTGCCTTGTCTTAAACATCCACAGACTAAATCTTCTACTTCAATTAAAGCTTGTTTAACTTGTCCCATTACTGACCTCCTTTATTAATCTATTTAAATACCAATTAGCTTTTTGTAAATCTTCTAATGGTTCTCCTTTAAATTTATATCTTGAAACATATTTTAAAACATTTCCTTTAAGATACCCATGATACTCATCACTAGTCATACAATCTCGTATTACATCTATAGTTTCTTTCTTACCATATTTATAATGAGCAGGTGAATTAACATTATCTTCTGCCATATTCCCTCCTAATTGCTTTTATATCTACAGTTTCTAAATTGTAGTGACCATTTTTAACTTCTCTTTTAACTATCAAACCACTCCACCACATATGTTGAGTATCTCTAGCAAAATGTTCTGTATGATTTAAATAACAGCCAGCAGATAAGGCATGTAACTTTTTACCACTAGGTAATGTGGCTACAGCATAATCTATTAAATGACTATGACCTACTGTTGCAGAAACTTTATGTTTATTTAATATACTTCTTGCTACATTCTCACCAGATATAGCTGAACCCATAATACCAGAAGGTAAGTGATGTGAATAATGCACACCATCAATTACTTTTATAGCTTTATAAGGTATCTCTCTCCAGCCATACTTTTTATAATGAAGATCTTTTATACTTATAGATCCATCTAGTTCTGGATTTTCATCTACAAATCTATCTATTCTATCTTCATGATTACCAAGAATCATAGTCTTAATTAGTTTATGATTACCTAATCCTTTATTAAATAAAGATAAAGCATGATGTGTATGCTCCATATCTTTTTGGTATCTTCTACCTTCAAATGATTTCTTACCTCTATCATATGTAGATAAAGAATCCATACTACAAAAGTCACCCATGCATATTACATGTGTAGCTTTTATATCTGCAGCCATTCTTCCTGCCCACAGAAATCTATCATTGTTTGCTTTAGGTGTACAATGAGGATCACCCATTACTAAATGTGTTGCCATTAGTTTAACTCCTTGTCTCGTTTCTTTTTTAAGTACTCAATAAAATCTATAACATTATCTTCGTTATCAAATTCAGCTACAGAATTTATAGGCATACTCTTGTTGTTTTTTTTGTCGTCAGCAAATCCTCTTAAACCATACAAGAAAGTTGTATGTGGATCTGATGTCGCCATTTTAATCATTCCCCTTGCAATCGTTGAACAGAGTTCATATTGTTCAGTAGACATTTTGGCTTTACTATCCATTACTATACCACAGGTAAAGCCTTTTTCCCATGGAGTGACTAAAACTTTTATTGAGTTTAACACATCAAATTTTTTATTTTTCATTTCCAATACCTTTCATAGTTTTCACTATTATATTCTACAATCTTGTGTTCAAATCCTCTTCTCATACTTTTTCTACCAAACTCATCTGCTTCTTTTTCATTATCAAATACTACATTAGTAAACAATGTATACTCTTTATCTTTTTTCTTTTTAAATATTATAAAGTATAATATCATTGGTACTGATGGAGAACAGACCCCTCAAAACTATCCCCCATCATTCGCTAAAGCCTCATCCTTTTTAGGATTATTCACTTCAGTATACCAAACCCATTTAGGGTTTTTACCTTGCGATTGCTGCTGTGGCAACAACTGCAATTTGCTTCCCCAACAAGGAAGTTTGTATGGGCAAAATGAACACACAAAGCCCAAAACTTTATTACCTGTTTTCTTTGTTCTAAATGTTTCTTCAATATCTGAATAACATCTTTTAAAAGGTTTCTTATCAGTAATACTTTTCATATTATCTTCAGCATTTTTAATTGCTGTAGCTTTATACTCATCATCTGCTAGTGGTACTTCACAAGTTAGCCATTCACCAGTAGATTTATTAATTACAATCCACCCACCAAATGGTACCTTCTCACTCTCACTATATAAATATCCTTGTGATGCATAACCAAACGCATCATCTTTTATAACTTCTTCAAAGCCACCTGCTGGTCCAAATTTCTTTTCAAAGGAATAAGGTGACGCACTCTTAACATCCCAAACTTTCTTATCAATCTTAACATCATACCTTCCTTCAAGTGTTGACCCATTAAAGTTATACTTAACACTTTTCTGTTCATCTTCTATCTCTACTCCTGCTGACTTCATTACGAATATTGCCAATGCTTCAATCAAATCTCCAAATGTATTTCTCATCTTAGCATTATATGGCTGACCTTCACCTTTAATATTCTTTGCTTCCATTTGTAATTGGCACAAAGGTCTACCTATATTAGACATTCTAGGTTGAAATCCTGTCTTACGTTTCTCTGTAAACTGTTTGCGTAAGGCACTTTTACATGCCTCACCAAACTCTTCAACAAGTTTATCAGATATTTCTACAGGTTCTTTTGAAACCTGATTCAAATACATTTGAACTTTGTTAATTATATCACTCATTAACTAGACAACACTTCAACTGGATCTTCAACTTGTTTAACTACCTTTGCTGACTCACCATCAGAAGATGTAGGTTGACCTTTCTTAGCAGCTTTATAAAGATCAACAACTTCAGCATTCTCTGTATTAATTATATCTTGAAATACAGTTAATGTTTCCATATCTTCTTTTGACATTTGTAAGTTAGCATCAGCATTAACAGAAATCTCTGGTGTGTAATATACATTACCACCTTTTTTCTGTCTTTTAGAATCAATTGAAAACGTAGTAGTAAACATAAGTTTCTTACGTTTATTAACTTGATCCAATGCAGAACCTACAGGTGCAAAAGCTGTACCTGTGACTCTCCAAAGAACAGGTAGGTTAGTTACTTCATGGTCTTCACCATTAGCTTTCTTACCTTTGAAAGATAAGATACCATACAATAATCTATAACATCTTATAGTTCTTTGTTCTGCTAATTGTTCTGGTGTAAGAGATGTTCTTTCCTTAAAAGGAACTTTGCCACATCTAGTACCACCTAATATATCAATCGCTTCCTCTTTCCAATTCTTAAAAATTATAGAACGATTTACATATTCTCCTTTTTCAGGATCATAATGCATGTATTGCATTGCACTGATAAAAGGTCTGAAGGTAACAGGTTTACCAAAAACATTTTGACCTACACTTGAATCATAAGTGAACAAGTGTCCTACTGGTAATTGATTACCATCGTCATCTTCAGGTGAACGATTGATTCCAAGTCTTGGTATACTTATACCACTACTAGAACCATCGTCCTGTCCGATAGCTTGTTTAATCTGCTCATCAGACATGTTATTTATATTTGCTATTTCATTATCCATATAGCCTCCTTAATTGTTGGATACTGTATATCATACTTTTAGTCATTTGTCAAGTGTTATTTTTTATATGGTGGATAAAAAATATCACATACCCATAATAAAACTATTATAATAAAACCTGTGCCTAATATAATATCTAACATACTCTAGTCTCCCCATCAGTAACCTCATATGGAAGATTTTCCATACGAGCAAACCACATTAAATAACTCTGCAGTTCTTCATCTTCGTTTATATATAACTTTGAAGGTGTTCCTTCGCAGTTTAACTTTAATGATTGGAGCATATCATAAGCTTCTTCTTGCTCATCACTACCCCAATCATCTACCTCTTTATCTAGTATAGGTACGTCTTCCATATTACCCCTCTGTTGTATCTATTACTATATTACAAGTTGTCATACCACAAAATCTGTGATGCTGGTTTTCTTGTAAGTCTTCTAGAAATTTAGATAAGTCTTTACATTGAATACCATCATCAAATTTAAACTCTGATAGTATTGCTCCCTTCTTATCTTTTTCTTTAGGTCCATTACCATACTTGGTACCTATTACTTTTACATGTGCTTTTTCTAAGTACATTATATCCTCCTATTAGTTATTATTAAAATGGGATATCATCATCATCAACTTTTTTAACCAATGATGGTATCTCAGTAGAGACAACCCAGTACTCTACATTTGTTTCTTCTTTTGCTTTAGCTATATCATTTAACTTCGATGCTATATCTTCAGCTTCACTATAATCTTTCATCTCCATCTCAATTGTAATCAATGGTGATACATGACTATAATGTTTTGCTTTTATTATTAGATTAGTTTGCATATTTTTCCTCCTTCATGTTTAACCAATCATATCCCATTTTGACCTCTGTGTCAAGTGGAATATTAAAGTTTATTCCATAGT